AAGAAATCGAAGCAAGTCTTAATCAAGCACAAACTCAAATTAATTTAGCTGATTCTAAATCCACTGCTATAGGTATTGGTGGTATTATGCAGCGGTCGTGGCGCCCCCTCATCGGGATGTCCTGTGCGTTAGCGATATTGTGGGAGTACGTTTTAAAACAATTTATAATTTTTATATTGGCAGCATTTAGTATTGAACATGCACCTTTACCTGAGCTTGACATGGCTACACTATTCCCTCTTGTCATGGCTTTATTAGGCATGGCGGGAATAAGATCCTTCGACAAGGTCAAGAAAGTTAATTCAGATAAATAGTGACTCAAGAGATAACAATATACGTAGCTATTCTCCGTTTAATTAATAGTAGACAAAGTGACTTAAAAGATACTATATTAGACGGGAACGTAGAGAATTGGGCAAATTACCAATACCTAGTTGGGCAACTCACTTCTCTTCGCAAACTCGATGCAGATGTTAGGGATTTGTTTCGCAAATGGGAGGTAGACGATGACGACAATGACACCTGGGATAGTGATTCCAGAAAATAAAATAGTAGGACTTAAACCTACTAATAAAATAGAAATACCAAAAAAAACTGAAGAAGTTAAGTTTGAAAAGCCTAATGAAAATCAGTTATCTAAAGTTCCTAAACCAACAGGGTGGAGATTAGTAGTCTTACCTTATAGAGGTATAGGTAAAACTAAAGGTGGTGTTTTACTAACAGACAATGCCGTAGAAGAACAACAGATAGCATCTGTTTGTGCTCTCGTCTTAGAAGTTGGTCCTGATGCTTATCAAGATAAAGCAAAATTTCCCCAAGGTCCTTGGTGTAAAAAAGGAGATTGGATTGTCATATCACGTTACGCTGGTTCAAGAATTAAAATTGAAGGTGGCGAATTACGTATTTTAAATGATGATGAAATTTTAGCGACTATTGATAGTCCAGAAGATATTTTAGGAGTAGTAACATGAACGCAGTAGATAAAGAAATTGAAATGCTTCAAGCAGAGAAAAAAACCAAACCTACTTCTTCTTACGAAGTCGAAGTCACTTCTGATGATATAATAGAAACATCATCGGAAAATGAAGTTGAATTTAAAGAAGAAAAAAAAACTTTTGAAGTAGAAGAAGATTCATCACAAGGAGAAGATCCTGTTGTTGAAAATATTAGTAAAGCTGAAGAAGTTAAAGAAGAAGATGGAAAAGGTAAGTACAGTAAATCTATTCAAAAAAGATTTGATGAATATGCTTATCAATTAGGTGAATCTAAAAGAAGAGAAGAAGAAGCAATTACAATTGCTCAAGCAATTAAATCAGAAAGAGACAAAGTTAAAGCTACCTTAGAACAACTTAACAAAGGTTATGTTGATGAAATGGGTGGAAGAGTAACGGGTTCTCTAACTGCTGCTAAAGCTAAATTAAAAAAAGCAATGGAAGACGCTGATTATGAAGCTGTCGCTGATTCTCAATTAGAAATTGGTAAATTAAGTACAGACCAAGCTAGATATGAAGATCTTAAAGTTAGAGTTGAAAGACAGCAAAATGCACCTAAGCAACAAGAAATTGAAATACCACAACCACAGCCACAACAACCTGTTAAAGATCCTAAAGCAGAATCTTGGGCAGCTGGTAATGAATGGTTTGGTTCAGATAAAGTTATGACAAACGTCGCTTATGCAATTCACGAAGAATTAGTTAATCAGGGGGTTGATCCTCGTACAGATTACTACTATACTGAAATTGATAAACGAATGAGAGATAATCTCCCTCATAAGTTTGAACAACAAAATTCTTCACAAGAGGAATCCGTCACGCAACAGCCCGTCCAAACCGTTGCAGGCGCACGTCGAAACAGAGGCACAGGACGCAACATAGTTAAGTTGTCAAGTTCAGAAGCGGCAATCGCAAAACGACTTGGTCTTTCCAACGAACAATATGCGTCGGAAAAACTAAAGTTACAGAGAGGTAATTAATATGACGATAGATAAAACACCAAGATCTGCTTCCACAAGGAAAAGCGAAAGTCGAGTAAAAGAATGGCAACTACCAAGTACGCTTGATACCCCTGACGCACCTGAAGGTTATAAATTCAGATGGATTAGGCAATCAGTAAGAGGATATGAAGATAACAAAAATGTTATCGGTCGAATTAGACAAGGTTATGAACTTGTCCGAGCTGACGAATTTCCCGATTTTGATTTCCCAACCGAAGCTGAAGGAAAACACAAAGGCATTGTTTCAGTGGGTGGATTATTATTGGCAAAGGTGCCTTTAGAGATAGCAAAACAACGTAATGATTATTACAAAAAAATATCCCAGGATCAGCAAGATGCAGTGGATAACGATCTCTTTAAGGACGAACATCCTTCTATGCCTTTACATAGACCAGAGCGAAAAACTAAAGTTACGTTCGGTGGTTCTTCAAAAGACGAATAGTTTTTAAAAAACCAAGACGTAGCACTTACTTAATAACCATACTTTATAAAGGAGTATAACATGGCAAACCAAAATGGAGCCTTTGGCTTTAACCCGGTTCGTATGCAAGGATCAGGTCCGTCTACAAATGGACAGACTAGATATGCAATTGCGAATGGGGAAAATACAGGAAACATTTTCCAAGGAGCACTTGTGAAAATGGTAGCTGGTGGTACAATCCAAGTTGCAACTGGCGTTGCGGATATTGCGTTAGGTGTGTTCAATGGTGCACAGTGGGTGGATACATCCTCTTCAAAACCAACATGGTCTAACTATTTTCCAAACGCTACTTCATCTTACGATGGTATAATCAATGCTTTCGTTATTGACGATCCAAACCAATTATTTGAAGTTCAAGTATCTGGCGCGTTCGCAAATACAAACATTGGTCAAACAGCAAACTTAGTCAACATGACTGACGGTTACACAGGGTCTGGGACATCTCAGGCGCAAGTTAACAGTTCTACATTTGGAACTGGAGCAAACACAGCAGTGAGAGTTATTGGATTATCTGATAACCCTGAAAACTCTGACGTGACTGCTAACAACTGTAATATCGTAGTTAAACTTAACAAGCATTTTTACTCAAGTAATCTTGCAGGCATATAGGGAGTTAATAAACTATGGCTATATCAAGAGCACAACTCGTTAAAGAGTTAGAGCCAGGTCTAAACGCCCTGTTTGGCTTGGAGTACGCACGTTACGATAATGAAGATAAAGAGATCTTTGATTCTGAATCTTCAGATCGTGCATTTGAAGAAGAAGTAATGTTAGCTGGTTTTGCTGGTGCACCTGTTAAAAATGAGGGAGCTGGAGTCGCATTTGACACAGCAAACGAAGTTTTCACAGCTAGGTACACACACGAAACTATCGCATTAGCTTTTTCAATCACAGAAGAAGCGGTTGAAGATAACCTGTATGACAGATTATCTGCTAGATACACAAGAGCCCTTGCACGTTCAATGGCAAACACTAAGCAAGTAAAAGCTGCGGCTGTTTTAAACAACGCATTTGCTACTGCTGGTGCTGCTGGAACAAACCCAGGTGGTGACGGCGTATCTTTAGTTAACACTCAGCACCCTCTTCAATCAGGTGGTTTTTTGCAAAATAGATTAGCAACAGACGCTGACTTAAATGAAACATCATTAGAGCAGTCACTAATCGACATTGCAGCTTTCCTTGACGAAAGAGGATTAAGAACAGCTATCAAAGGAATGAAATTAATTGTCCCAAGACAATTACAATTCTCTGCTGATAGGCTTATGAACTCTACACTAAGAGTTGGTACAGCTGATAACGACATCAACGCAATCAGAAACATGTCAATGATTCCTGAAGGCTATGTTGTTAATCACTACTTAACTGATGCTGACGCTTTCTACATCAAAACTGACTGTCCAAATGGTTTTAAACACTTTGTAAGAACACCATTAAAAACAGTTATGGAAGGTGACTTTGATACAGGTAATATCAGATACAAAGCAAGAGAGAGATATTCTTATGGATTCTCTGATCCTCGTTGTGTATTCGGTACATCTGGTGCATAAGTAACAATTCAAAACATTAATTTTAAAGGGCGCTTTACTGCGCCCTTTTTTTATTCTATAACTTAAACTACAAGCATTAATACTTAGATACATACACTGAGCTTGTCAGACGGTATAGAGATTATGTATCGAAAGGTCTATACAACCAAGGAGGTTTAATATGGCTACAACATCGTTTCAAGGGATCGTAAGATCGTATGGCGGACAAGACAAATCATCTGGAGCAACTCCAGGTGTAGTACTTCTATCAGAAGTAATTTCATTCGACGCAGCAGCAGCAGCAGTAGCTTTAACACCAGTTAGAATTGGTACAAGTGCTACAGCAGGTGAAACTTTTGTTTTACCTAAAGGTGCTATACCTGTTTCATTTTCAGTAGTGGTAGTATCAGTAGGTGCAAGTTCTACAGTTGATATAGGAACTACAGCTGATGTAGATGGCTTCTTTAATGAAGTAGCTTCAGTTACAAAAGGAACTCTCAAAGGTGCAGATGGTGCTTTAGTTATTCCAGCGGGTATTCCAGCTAATGCTACAGTAGCAGCTTCAGTAGGGGCAACAGCCGGTACAGGAACTGTTACAGGTGTATTTACTTATACAATAGTAGATAACGCTCAACCAGGAGAAGGACAACCTTCACTAACATAATTATATATTAACTCTGTGAGAGAGAGTAATGTCTCTCTCACCATGATAGGAGAACAATAAAATGGCAAATACAATAACAGGTCCAGCAATTCAATTTCAAGGTGACCGAAAATTAATTAACACATGCTTTGTCTTAGCTGACGGAGGAAGCGCAAGTTCTATTACTTTAGTAGATGTCTCAGCACTTACCTCTAGTGGAGGCAATAGTTGCACTCGAGTAGCATTAAACAAAATATGGTATCAAGGCGCTGGAGCAGCAAATGCTTCTGCAACTATGGCTTGGGACGCTACCTCAGATGTTCCTTTTCTTTCTTTAAACTATGATAACAACTTTGATTTTTCTAGTTTTGGAGCACTTCAAAATACACAGGCCGCAGGTTATTCAGGGGATGTTTTACTAGAGATTCCAACTACAAGTGTCGCTGGCCAAGAATACGTAGTTTGGTGCGAATGGATTAAGTATTACGATTAAATATGGAAATAAAAACTTCTGTTAAATCTGGTAAT